GACTACGGCATTGCTATATCCCGCGCTAAGCGTGAAGAACTGCGGTCTGGAGCGCCAGATTACGACGCACTGTACGCTGAGATAGACAGTTTGCGCCAAGATATGCGTGAAGAAATAGACAAGTTGTACAACAGGGACTAAACTATGCACTCAAACAAAGGAGAACGTGCTATGTACGGTAAGAAAGGTGGAATGGCAGACAAGGCTGGCGGCTGCATGGGCGTACCCCAGCACATGAAAAAAGAGGCTGGTGTAGCTATCGGCCAGCAGAAGATGGTTAACTTCATGTCTGACGGCGCTATGAAAGCTCCTAAGATGAACAACGACAAGGCACACAGCTTCCGTCCCGGCGGCGAAGTTTCTTCGGGCGGTCGTTCCGGCGGCTACTAGTTACTTCATCTTCGCCTTTTTAGTACGGGCGAAGCTACGGTTTTTAGACTTAGGGGTAGCGCGTAGGTTAGACCTGCCGTTGCCCCCGCCTTTCGCCATTGGGGTTTTGTGGTCAACATCTTTGCCATCGCCCTTACGGACTTTACCTTCTTTAGCCATAACAGCCCGTGCCGCATTACGCGCCGCACGGTTTTTCTTCTGTTTGGGCTTTGAGTGGTAGTTGTCGTACTCTTTACGGTAGTTTCGCGCCATGCGAGCCTCCCAATATCGCCTTCAGGACAGTGCTGTTCTTAACGGCTTCTGAGCCGTCCAGCCCTTCAATAAATCTAGGATGCGTTAAGTCTACCATAATGCAGAACGCTTGGCCGGGGTTATGGCCGGGACAACCCTTAAACAACGTGACTCTTTCACGCTCGCTAATTAGCGCTCCCATACTGTCCAGTTCCCGCGTTACTCGGTCTATACCATCTCGGGTGCGCTGTAGCCACCGCTTGAGCATAGCTATATTTACCGCTAAATAACTACCCTTCAGGATATTGTTGTTCGCGTCATAAATCAGCTTTTCCCGCGCTACAGCCGTTGTTGGCGGCGGTAATTGCACGTTTTCTTTTTGCTGACCATGTTGCTGAGATGAGTGTATAATCTCGTCGTTATGCTCTTGAAGAAATTGCCCAAGGGTGTCTATGGCATCTACCGCGTGCTTAGCCTCATAATCGTGAGTAGCGTGTACGTGTGCTATCCAGTCTTGGGCTACTTCGTCTGGGTCGAAGCTAACCAGCCCCAGCTTCCTAGCAATCTTGCTCATTATCCAGCCACAAATAATCATCGGTTCAGCATACTTGTCTACAGCTTGGAATACAGAGCCGAATTTCTCTATAAACTTGGGCTTTAGGGCTTTCCATAGCTCTGTGTCGCCCCCATTGCTGATTACAGCGCTTACAAGCTCTGGGTAGGCCCAGCCATAGTTGTGGAATATCGCCTCCACAAAGCGGTCTGCGGGGCTTGTACCAGAGGTATCCTTTTCTACCAGTGTCCTGTCCTCGTGGACATACTCAATACACCGCGCTCGCAGGGCGCTGTCGTTAGTCTGCGCAAGGTCAAATTGCTGGTGGAATGAGACGTTAGCTGACACGAACGTAGGGCCAGTCCACCGAGCGGGGTCTCGCAGTTCCCGCCGCTGATCCATGGAGTTCTTCTCTACGCCTGAGCTAAGGTCGTAAACCATATTTACAGCTTCGTCCGGGTGTACGGTAGTTAGCTCATCTATTGTACAAGGTAGCTGGTTAAGCACGCCGCGTATCTTAAACATGGCGTTGGCAGTGTCTCTACGTTGTAGCAACATCTCTTTAGGGTTTCCGAACATACTGTTGATAGCGTACAGCGCAAGCGTTTTGCCTGTTGTAGTCTGCGGTGAGTAAATAGACACCATGCCAGTACAGTTGCCAGCCGCCCTACTGAGCACGCTCCCCATGCTAAGGAACATCATCATTCGTATCATCTTGGCTTCAGGCTTTTCAAGGATGCGCATGGCATCAACCCAGTCAGCGCGAGACCCCACCGGCTTGATTAGTTCGTCAAACCGAGTAGCCGCGCCTTTTAGTCGGCGCTTTATGGCAGTGTCTACATCGTTACCAAGTACTGTATGTCCACACAGGAACGTCTTGTCTTTCTGCCACCCGAAATGGATGTAGTCGATGCCAGTCGGACTTTCGCTTTGTACTTTCGCTAGATAATCCACAATAAATAACCTCAGTCTTTCTTGCTGTGCCCCTGTCTTAGCGTCAAATATCTGTCGGTGATGAAGGAACTTGGTAAAAGACGGCCCGTTAACCAGCACATCCATTTCGTGATCTTCCTCAGTCCAGCCAACCATCGGGTAGCGAACAGATAGTCTGAACGTGGAGTTGCCTGTCTCTGGGTTTTTATACAGCCCAAGAACGTGCATTAAGTAATGAGACACCAGAACCCACTCAACTTGCTCAACCATTGTTGGGTTACCATTGGCGTCAGTAGACTCTACTTTCTCACGCACTTCTTTGTACACGCAGTTGTCGCGTACCACATAGCCTTTAGGCAATTCGATTTCTTCTTCGCCCTTGTCAGTCTCTACAGTGACAGAGCTTGTTGAGCTAAGTCTCGCAGGGCTTTTTATGTTTTCTTTGTGAGGGCACCCACGGCAACCCGCTGGGCATAAACGCTCAAATGTTTCGCAGGTAGTCGGCCCGTGTGCGCCCCACCCTTCTAACTTCTCAAGGTTTACTTTTAAATCAAAGTCAGGGTGTTCACCAGCCAACTTGATTATAGCTTCTTCTGGGTCAGTACAGTGTTTTGCTATACCCAATGACGCGCGCCACAGTGGTTCCTCAACCTGTTCCCCGGCGGCGTCAATAAAACCGCCGCTAGCTACCAACGCACGTATTTGTGTGCAGTGCTCAGCAACGCGCTCTAAAACAACATCGTTACTTGACCCTATAACAGCGTCCATTATGGACGACTTCTTAGCTGGTTTTTTCTCCGGCTCTACGCTAACCCACCGCTTCAGTATGCCAGCCAGCATCATTGGATCGAAGTCTTCACAATCCTTTACGACTTTGACCGGCTTCCATGTAGTTGATTTCTTGTGGTGAGAACCCACGGGTCGCAATACCATAGACGGGTCGTGGATTTTTGAATTATCAATAACTAAATTATGTTCAGCCAGCGCTCTGCGTAATGCCTTGGACAACTGCACCCACGTTTTAGTCGGTAGCTCCTGCGTCAAGGGCCAATAAACATGAAGCCCGTTGCCTGATGACACCAGCATAGGGAACGGCATATCCATAGACGACAGCACTTTTTTAAGTGCCACCACTGCATCTATTTGATTTGTGTATTGTTTGTCTGGCCCTATGTCCAAATCAAACGCTAAGGCTTTGAAATGCCTAGCAAATTCTGTTTTTCTGTACCACTTTGTTTTGCCATTGGCGCTCACATACTCGTGACCAGAGAATGAGCCTACCGTATAATAAACAGTAACACTTGGGTGCTTGTCGCACTTCGCTATCCGTTCTGCCGCCTTGTCAAAATCGTCATAAGTATAGGAAGCCTCCTGCCAAAAAAACCCCTCTTTTACATTACCTTGTGGGTCTGGCTTCCAACAACATACTATTAACTGATCTGACTTGGCGTGGACTCGTTCAAGAAACTCCTTCGTCTCCACGCGTACCCCCTAGACAAAAAAGCCCCGTTCGCAACGGGGCTGTTCCACAGTTAAATTATTCATCAAACAAGCTAGCTATGCTGTCAGCTAAATCGTCCGATGCCTTTACTGGCTCTAGTTTGGGCTTGGTTTTTGGTGCAGGTGCTTCTTCAGCCACTTCTTGTTTTGCCTCTAGTTTATTGCTAGTTGAAGGGGCCGCTAAAGACGCGCTGTTTAGCTCTATTTGGCGAGTAGCTAACTTAACCGAGTCGTGTTCTGTCAGCTTCTCCAAATCGTCTAACTTACCTTCGGGCACGTATCCTTTATGCTTAAAAACAATTTTAGGATAGCTAGCCTCGTCATCAAAACCAAGCTCAGTAATAACTTCTTCAGGGGTTAAGCCATAGTTCCCCAGTTCTTTGAAGTATTCTCTCAAACCGCGCATAGCTGAAACCGGGATTGTAAGGCTGTAGACCTTGTGGGGATCAGCGGCGGCAACGACAGCTAAATGCCGTTGGTCAGAGCATAACTTAGACTTGCTACCACTGGGAAGTATTTTTGAACCTAATTCGTTATTAGGGCACCCTGCGCAACTCGCGCAAACGGGATTCTCCACAGAGGCGTGAGGCTTTATGCCGTCATTTGAAAAACAACTTGGCGCAGTATTCTCCCCATCGTACGCGGAACCGTAGAAAACTTTTGAGACGCGGGGGTTAGCACCCACAATAACTACGTCTAAAGAAGTTCCTACTACAGTCTCAACCCCCGACTCAATTAGCCGGTAGCGTGACGAGCGGATACTTATACGCGGTAGGCTAGCACCCTCGCCGCCCGAGCCAACGATGGCCCCTGCTACGGCAGACTTCTTGCCTGTTTCTTGACGCTGGCGAATTCGGTCAGCGATATGGTCTGGTACGTTCATTACATTGTTCATGGGTTAGTCCCTCTTTTGGTTACGGCGGAAGTTAAACACCCTTACAGTGTTATAGTTTATTCCCGGCGGAAGTTCGCCATGGGTTTCAAGGTGGTCACGGACAGCAGTTTTGGAAGCCCTAGACTCCACAAGCTCCCAAGCGTCATGTTCTTTACAGAACGCAAAGAAATCTTCTCGGCAGGCGACAGTTGCAGACTGATGCGCAGACCAGTAAGCAGTGCCAAGTGAAGTTTTTATAGATTCCAGTCCATCTTCCTGCGCACGCGCAGTAAACCAGTTTTCAAGTAAGACAAGCTTTTCCTTCAACGCCGCTTTGTTGGCTTTGTATTCTCGGTCAAGGTTGTCTATATCGGTACGCACGCTAGCGTAACGTGTTGCCGCTTCTTCGTAGTTCATCGCTGAATTGCTCCAGTAAGTTAGTCATCGTCGTGATTGATGCCTTGCACTAAGTCAAGGAATTCCGTCAGCACGTTTTTCTTGTGCTTCAGACGGCTGTAAAGTTCTTCTTCAAACTTCGTAGCCGATATGTGCCACACGGTCGTCTTGCCTTCTGTGCTAAGCCGCCGTATGCGCGCATTTGCTTGCTCATACTGCTCAAGTGAGTAAATAGGTGCAAACCAAATTATGTCCTTAGCGGCGGTTAAAGTCAAACCATGGGCCGCTACTTTGGGGTGCGCCAACAATATTTTAGGCGTGTCAGTGTACTGGAAGTTATTAAATATCTCGTCCCTTTGTTTCTTACCAACATCACCGTTTACCAACGCGACATCGTAACCTTCCGCTAAAAGTTTCTCTTGCAGCCATTTCTGCACTCCTTTAAGGGGTACAAACACTATGGCTTTGTCTCCGATCTCATTCAAAAGCTCGGTCAGCGTGTTGTAACGATCCTTCGCGTCAATCTTTATAGATGTGTCTTCGCTGTACACAACACCACAACAAATCTGTAAAAGTTTAGATAACATCACTGCTGAATTAGCGGCAGATACCTGCCCCTCAGAAAATGTTGCCACGGCTTTGTCCTGCATTTCTTTAAACGCTTTCTTCTGTTGCGCCGTCAGTTCAGTTGCCCTATTAACAAAGTTGGTATCGGGCAAATCTTTACATTCGTCCAACGAGAATCGTATCGACGGTTGTAGCACTTTCTTGCAGGTGTCCAAGGCGTCTGGCCTCGGTACCCACTTAAACTGTGACACCTTCTTCATCACAGTTTCTTTAAAAGATGTGTAGCTTCTGGCTACATGTGGCGATTCAACAAGCCTCGCTAACGTCCACGCATCGGCTGGCGTCTGCGATATGGGT